AATAGTAACTCCATTATATTTTTTTAAATAATCTTTAATAGTATTTTTTAAATCTTTTTTAAATACATTTACAGAAATTTTATTCAAAAAACATTCTACTTTTTCCGGCGCATAATAGCAATATGCACGCGCGCCGGACGTGTAAAAAATTGCTTCCTGATTATAGCGGATTTTATAATCTTGTAAATAATAAACATCGCCTTTTTTTTCCGTTAAATAATCATAAAATAAACGTCCGACATCATTGCGCCATAGTCCACGTATGCGCGATTTTATGTATTTAGCCTTTATTTCGGGTAAAAGTAAATTAATCATTTTTAATCCTCCGTTAAAGGTTTAATCGCCTTTACATAAATAAGTATAACATAAAATCCGTTAAAATACAAGGGTAAGCGCAAAAATAAATCCTTTTAAATACTTACTCTTAGGCAAGCTTTTTTAAATTTTTCTGCATTAAAACGCGGATTATCTTTTAAAAATCTATTGCATAATTCATTTACAAGATATCTAAAAGCATAATTTTCTTTTTCATTTTTACTAATATAAATTGCGCTTGCTATGTTTTCATAGTCTTTTCTACTTAACATTTTTTTAATCCTCCTTTTTACTTGTGTTTATTCTCTATTGATAAAATCCGCGCTCAATTCTTTCGCCGTAAATATTTCTTTAAAAAAAGGGTATAATGCTAAAAATTCTTGCGCGTTTGCTTCAGTTCCTTCATTGTAAAGGTTAAAAAATAAATCGCTTGCCGTCAATTTCTTTTCGTTATACATTTTTAAAATCCTCCTTTTAATTGTTTAATCGCCTTTACCATAATAAGTATAACACAATTTAAACAAAAAAACAAGGGCAAAGCAAAAATAAATCCTTTTAACTTTCCGCGCTATAAAGCGCGATAATTGAAACGGCAAAGCCGGACGGCTCCGGCGCGGTAGTCCGGCAAGGTAAGCCGGATAAAATAAAAGCCGGATAATGTAAGAAAAATAAAATCCCTTTAATGGTAAAATAAATAAAAGTAAGATAATAGTTAAATAAATTAAATGCCTATAATGAAAGAATAATAAAGGGAATAAAAAAGGTATAATCGCAATCATGGAAACGCAAGCGGAGCGCGCCAATTTGTGTTATACTTATAATAGTAAATCATAAAGTATAATCAAAAGGAATTTATAAATCATTGCAATCAATAGAGTTATGCCGGAGGGGTTAAAATTGGCAATAAGAACGATTTTATTTTTCGGATACCCGACTGTATCTTTCTCCGCATTTTATTTAATTTTAAACTCTTACATAGCAAAGACTTAAAATAAAAAAACCTCCAATTATTTACTCATCCGAATATAGCCCCTTCGGTGATTTATTTAAATGGGTGATTTTTATCATAAGATTAATTATTTAATAGAGTTAGATGAAATATATGGCAAAAGTCTTCGGTGTGCTTGTTCGGAGCGAAAATAGGGGTCTTCGGTGGGGCATAGGGTTGAATTTAGCAAATACCCTATAGGGTACGCTATCCTATAATTAGTCAATATAAGTATGTTTATTTTTATAGTTCCGGTATATATTTACCCGAAAAGGTATAGTTATACATTAAAAACCGTATAACTATGTAGCTCTTATTAGCTTTGTTATATAAAGTATCTTTTACATAATCTGCTTTTTTATCTATGTTTAATAATACCAATATGTTACACCAATCTTCTATCTTCTACCGTCTTCTGCTTTGCTTCTACTATTTAAGGTTCTACCTTGCACTGCGCTCTACCTTACCTATATTATACGTTTGCTGAGAGTAAATCATAAATCTACTCCCATTCTACTAATTTACTCCTACTAGTAAATCATAATCTGCTAAAATCTACTATGTTCATATTAAAGGACTTATATCATTATTATGCTTTTATCTAGGATTTTATCTACCTTACCGTAGTAGAAGTTTTACCATACGATTACCACAATCGCATAGCGGAAGCGTGGCGTGTGGTTGGGGGGCGCGGTGAGGCTTTCAATAGGTTCGGGATACTTAAAGATTTACCAAAATTAGAAAGCTTGGAACTCTTTTGGTGAAAAGCTTTCTATAATTACGTTAGTAATTATATAATAGCGGAAGCGTAATAACTAACGTAGTGTAAATAAGAATATTATCTATAATTAAACTGATATTATACTGTAAATACAATGATTCATATTGATACTGTAAATCAATTAATAGGGGATTTTGAAAATAGTTTAGAGAATTCTTGTAAAGTATTATATATCAATAAGATATAGAATCAAATTATTTTCACTTGGCACTTGTAATTTTGGCAAAAGTTGCTATACTTAGTATATGAGGGGTTTCTAGGAAGAGGCACGACCGCTTAGGTCAAAACTAGATTAGAAGCTCAAGTCGGCTAGACCGATACTCAGCTTAAAGAAAAGATTAAAGCTCCTTTAAGAAAAACCTCAATTAAGGCTTTTTACCTGGTTCTTATAAGCCAGGACAATAAAGGGTAGCAAGGAGTCGCCTCGCGTCTCTGAACTACCCACCATAAAGCTAGAGATAAAGGTTCGGAGTGGGGTTCCCTGCTCGCCTTGTCTCTAGCTTTTTTGTTTTATCGGTTCTTTTTAATTAAGGTACTCGCTGCGGATGCGGAGGGTATCCACCAAAACTTCTTTACGATTACTATCAAGGGATTCGTCAAGGGTAGTTAAACCTGTAACGTCAACTTGAAAAGTTCGTAAAGAAAATCAAACTATACCTGCTCTAGGTAGCCAGTCTATAAAGCTAAGAGCTGCACAACGCTCACAGCAGGTAATTTTTAATAATGTAATAAAAGATAAAAATAACAGATATAAAAGAAAATAGTTAAAAACAAAACGGAGAAAATTAAAATGGCAATAAAACCTACGGATATTGTAGTTGTTAGTGCTGGAGAAAATAAAGTTCCAGTTACTCAAGCAGAATTATTTCAAGAGACTAATGATAAATTAACAGCATTAGGATTAACTAAAAGTTTAACTTTTAAAGAAAGAGTGGCTAATGCTGCTGCATTGCCTTTATTGAACAATACTAAAGGAGATGCTAGAATTACAGATGATACTGGACATCTTTATGCTTGGGATGGTTCTTCTTGGTTAGACCAGGGAGATATAATTGATTTAACTTGGTCAGCTATTACTGGTAAACCAACTTCTTTAGTTGTTGATATTGATGATGCAGTTGCAAAGAAACATGCACATGCTAATAAAGTAGAATTAGATAAATTAACTGATGGAGACCATGATGTAAGAAATGATAATCCTCATGTGGTAACTAAAATTCAAATAGGTTTGGAAAAGGTAACTAATGATGCTCAAGTTAAAAGAATAGAAGTAGGAGTTCCAAATGGTGTTGCTACTCTTGATGCTAGTGGTTTAATTCCTTCAGAACAATTACCACCAATAGCAATAACTGATATTTATGTAGTTAATTCAGAAGTTGCTATGTTAGCACTTATAGCAGAAAAAGGAGATATAGCAATTAGGTCAGATGTAACTAAAACTTATGTTCTTCAATCAAATCCTGCAACCGTTTTAGCTAATTGGAAAGAATTACTTACTGCAACTTCTGCTCCTGTTTTATCGGTAAATGGTAAAATAAGTATTGTTTCTTTAAATCAGGATGATATTTTAGATGGTATAGTTTATAAACAATATTCTCAGGCAGAAAAATCAAAATTAGGATTAATAGAATCAAATGCAGTATCTTTAACAACTGTAAAAGCAGATGCAGATATTGCAGGTGCAGTAGCTAAAAAGCATACACAAAATTCTGACACTGCTCTTAGAATTGATAAATTAGTAGTTTTAGAAGATGGTAATGTTGGTATTGGTACAGTTACTCCTTCTGCTGAATTAGAAGTTAATGGAAAAATTAAGGCAACTAATCTCGAAATTAGTGGTACTATTGTTGCTCCTATTGCTATTAATACCCAAACCGATAATTATACTTTAGTGTTAGTTGATAATGGAAAATTAATAGATATAAATAAATCTACACCAGTTACTTTAACAGTTCCTAAATATGCTTATGAATTATTTCCTATAGGAACAGTTATTGTAGTTCGTCAAGGTGGTATAGGAAAAGTTACTATTGCTCCAGTAGATAGTGAAGTTATTTTAAATAATCCCGATGGATTAAAAATAACCAAACAATATGCTATGGCATCTCTAATTAAGATGGATTTAAATGTTTGGTCGGTGGTTGGCTCATTGGAGGCATAAGCATAATGAAAATATCTCAATTAGTAAGTTTGGGAATTATAGGTTCTAGTAAATCGTTTGATTTAGAAATAGTTACTACTACTCCTAATCAAACCTTTACTTTGCCTTTAGTTAATGGAGGTACTTATAATTTTAATGTTCAATGGGGAGATACTGGTCAAAAATATACTGTTACCTCATATAATGATGCTAATAGAATACATTCTTATGCTAATCCAGGTACTTATAAGGTATCTATGGAAGGTATTTGTACTAGGTTAGCATTTAATAATAGTGGAGATAGGTTATTAGTAAAACGATTATTAAATGTAATAGATATGGGTTTTACTATTTTAAATTTTAATGGTTGTGCAAATTTAACATATATAACAGGTAATCTAAATAGATTAAAATCATTAACTACAATAGTTAGTATGTTTGAAGGTTGTAAATCTTTAACTACTATTCCTGCTGGAATTTTTGATGGAAGTATAGGAATAACTGATTTTGATAGGTGTTTTGCCTACTGTGGATTAACTTCAATTCCTACTGATTTATTTAGATATAATACCTCGGTAAAATGGATAAGAAGTACATTTAGCGGATGTGCAAATTTAACTTCAATACCAGTAGATTTATTTAGATATAATATATTAGTAGGTAATTTTGAAGGAATATTTTATGGTTGTACTGGATTAACTAGTTTACCTACTGATTTATTTAGATATAATATATTAGTAGGTAGTTTTTATCTTTCTTTTGTTTCTTGTACTGGATTAACTAGTTTACCTACTGATTTATTTAGATATAATACAGCAGCAAATAATTTTATTGCTACATTTGGCGGTTGTAATCATTTAACTAGTTTACCTACTGATTTATTTAGATATAATCCAGCAGTAAATTTTACTAATACATTTATGGATTGTTCAGGATTAATTTCAATTCCTATTGATTTATTTAGATATAATACTGTTGCAACGGTATTTACTAATTTATTTAGGAATTGTACTAGTTTAACCTCAATACCTACTGATTTATTTAGATATAATACTTTAGCTACTGATTTTGCTCAGACATTTTATAATTGTTTGAAAGTTCAATTTAGTGCTGATATATTTTATCCGGCAGGAGAGCAAGGTATAAGATTTTTAAATAAATCAGTAAATTTTTCTAATTGTTTTTTAAGAACTTCTTTTAATGGAATTCAAGGAACTGCTCCTGATTTATGGAACTGTAATTTTGGTACTGGTACACCTATACGAACTGGTTGTTATAGTGGAGCAGGAAACAATGTAACAAGTTTAAGTAATTATGCTGATATTCCTGTAGCATGGAAATGATAAAAAATATGATTAAATTTATTATAAAATAATTTAATCATAATATTTAAAATAATGTAGGGCATGGATTCTTTCATGCCCTACCCACCATAAAGCTAGAGATAAAGGTTCGGAGTGGGGTTCCCTGCTCGCCTTGTCTCTAGCTTTTTTGTTTTATCGGTTCTTTAATTTAGGGTAATCACTGACAATCGGGGGTTGCCCACCACAAATACCTGCTCTAGGTAGCCAGTCTATAAAGCTAAGAGCTGCACAACGCTCACAGCAGGTACTAATTTTTAATGAAGAGGAAAATATAAAAATGTCTATATCAAACACAAATTTGGATATTAAGAGAGGAGACTCTAAAACTTATACAATTAAGTTTAGAGATAAGGATAATAATCCGGTTGATATTACTGGCTGGAAAGTTTACTTTACTGTTAAAACTAATTTAGCTGAAACAGATGAAAATGCTAAAATTAAGAAAGACGTAGTATCCCACGTTGACCCTATTAATGGTGAAACCCAAATAAATTTAACTGCTACGGATACTAATTTGGTGGGAAATTATATTTTTGATATTCAGTATAAAAATTTAGTTGGTGAAGTTAAAACTATTGTTGAAGGATTTATAAATTTTGCTAAAGATATTACTAGGAGAACTTCGTAATGCCAACTGAGCAAGAAATACAGTGTACTATTAATGATGAACAAAAAATTATCTGCATTATTGAAGATAAAGAAATTATTCGTGTTGAAATTTCTGAATCAGGTAGTGGAATTAATGCAGGTTCATTAGGTGGGATTTTAGTTAAAGAAGATTTAACTAACCAAGTAACTTTAGGAAAAAAAGTTTTTACATTTTCAAATAAATATGTTTCGGGTTCTATTTTAGTTTTTATAAATGGATTAAAAGAACGAATAATAAATGAATTAGCTGGAAATTTAACTATAGAACTTACAGTTGGATTAGAATTAGATGATTCCATTGAAGTAGAATATATAAGAGACGAAAGTTAAAATATAGTTTTGAGGAGTTTTACAAATGGCAGATAGAAGAACAAAGATTACTGGAAAACAAATCAAAGACCTCACTATAGAGTTAAGTGATTTGTCTTTAGATTTACAGGCATTTCTTCATGAACAGAATACAGATACTAAATTGCTTGTTCCTGGGATTAATAATATTTTAGACCAGCAGCAATTAACGCAAGATGGTTGGTCAGATTTTTATAGTAGTAGAAAATTAACCCAAATTTTTAAAGTAGGATATACTGGTTCATTAACAGAAGTGGTAGTAAGATTATGGGATTTCATAGGTAGTAGTGTTGAATCCATTATTTGTCAAATTAGAACTACTAATTTAGATGAATCTCCTACTGAAACAATATTAGGTTCTGTAACATTAACATCTGATGATTTAGGGGGTCAATTTGTTGATACCAATATTATTTTTTCTTCTCCTATTAGTATTACTAATGGTCAAAAATATGCAATGGTTTTTATTAGTGATTGCGAAATGGGTACTTATTATATTCGTGATGTTGAGGGAGCATTAGCGTATCCAGATGGAGGAACCTTTGAAACAGATGATGAAAATCCCTCTTGGCATGAACGAGAATATGTGTGTGATTTTTATTTTAAAACATATATGAATATTCCTGCTATAGAACTTTTTAATTCAGGAATATTGGTTTCAGATTTATCAGTAACTCCTGGTATTAAAATAAATGGCGACCCGATAGAAGATTATGCAGATGCTATTGCAAAAAAACATACACAAAATACTGATATTAAATTAATTGTTCCTGGGATTAATAATATTTTAGACCAGCAATGGATAGGGCAAGTTTTTGACATTAATATTTCTCCGAGTTATTCACAGACATTTATAGCCGGTCAATCAGGGAGTATAACAAAAGTTGCATTAAGAATAGAAGCACGTTATTCTCCAGCTTTAGGATTTACTTGTGAAATAAGAACACTAGCAGATGAGGTATTAGGTTCTGTTTCTGTAGCTCCAGAAAATTGTCTAGGACAAGGTACTGATACATTTTTTGTATTCCCTACCCCTATAGCTGGAATTATTTCTGGAACCTCATATAATATTTATATCCATCCGGTAGATATAGATGAAATTGGTTATTTTTCTGCTTTCGATGATGTAACAGTACCTAATAAAATACCGTATAAAACTTATATGAATACTTCTGCAATAGACCTTTTTGATTCTGGGGTATTAGAATCAGATTTATCAGTAACTCCTGGTATTAAAATTAATGGAGACCCCATAGAATATTATGCTGATGCAATTGATAAAAAACACCAAACAGTAGCAAATGAATTACCTACAGGTTTTATTAATGATAGTAATGTAACATTTGTTTTAGCTAATACTCCGATAGTAGGAACAGTTCAAGTTTATTTAAATGGTATTTATCAAGAACCAGGAGCAGGAAAAGATTATACTATTAGTGGCGCAACAATTACTTTTGCTGCTGCTCCTAATACTGGTGATATTCTCTTAGTTAATTATGATAAAGCCTAAACAACAGAAAGTAATAGATAAAATGCAGAAAACTAGGTATAATGATTATGTTAATATAAGAGAAATTATTAAACAAAAATTAATTTGGATACCCGAAGAAATTAAAAAAGGTATCAATGCAATTGAAGTTTATAAAAAAGAAATAGAAAAAATTAACCAAAAAATTAGAAATTTACAGATAGCAGAATTAACTTTAAAAGATGTTTTAAAAGAAACAGATAAAAAAGATAATATTTCTCCTGATAAAGCGGAGAATAAATAAAGTTAGTTTTACAAATATATAGTGGAGGAATGTAAACATGGCTGAAAGAATAACGGCAATTAATGGCAAACAACTTAAAGCTGCGGTAGCTGCTGATGGTTTGATGAAGGATGTAAATCAAAACTTAGCAGTAGACGTTAGCGATTTTGCAGGTACAGGATTAGAGGATGATGGTTCTGAAAATCTTCGTATTGCTGCTGCTGCTGCTGGTGCTGGTTTAACCGGTGGTGGTGGTTCTGCTCTAGCAGTTGGTGCTGGAGATGGTATTGATGTGGCTACTGATTCCGTAGCAGTAGATGTTACTGATTTTATTGATACAGCTTATGGTTTAGAGGAAGATACTAATAACATTCGTGTGAATATTGATGCAGCTTATTTTGAATTTTCTGTAGCGACTGGTGAAGTTGGTGCAATTAGTTTAAAAAATGCTGGAATTCCTGAAGTAAAGTTAGATATTTTTAATGCTCCTACGGCTAATTATGTGTTGTCTTGGGATGCTACTGAAGGTAAAATGAGATGGGTAGAGGATACTCTTCCTGCTGGTGGAATGGTTGCTACTGATGTCGTAGCTAATGAAATTCCTACTGGTTTTATTAATGATAGTAATGTTAGCTATACATTAGCAAATACTCCTGCTGCTGGAACAGTAATTGTAGTTCTTAACGGTTTACAGCAAGAACCTGGTTCTGGATTAGATTATACTCTTTCCGGTTCTACGGTTACTTTTGCTGCTGCTCCTAATACGGGTGATATTCTCTTAGTTAATTACGTGAAAGCGTAATATAGATTGGGGTAGGGCGTTCACTGAGTGGATGGCTCTACCCCACCAAAGAAAGGCATTAAAATGGAACTTAAAGGACAAAGAGTAGAAAAATTGAAACCAGAACAGAAAGAAAAAGCAGAGAATACATTAAAGAAGATGGAAGAAACTAGAAAACTTAATGACCAGTTGTTCCGCAGTACAGTGGAAAATAAGTTGAAACTAGTTCAAGAGGAGAAATCTAAAACCATTCTATCTTACAATCAACTCACAGAACAATTAAAGCAAATTCAGAAACAAGTTATATTTTTAAATGGTGCAGAATCTATTTTAAAAGATGTCTTAGGAGTTAAGAAAGATGCTTAACGCTAAGATTAATGCAACATGCCAATTATGTAATGGTAAAAATTTTTATATAATGCCATTAGACATAAAAACTAAATCTAATGATATGGTTAGTTCAAATACTAAATTTTTAGTAGAATGTAAAGAATGTAGGCAAAAATATCTTTTAGAATTTACCATGAGGGTTAAATAATGGCTGAGAGAAATACTAGAATAAGGGGAGGGCAAATTAAATCGGATACTGTTGACCCATCTGATTTAAATGCTACTAATTCTCCTTCTGATAATCAAGTACCTACTTATGATACTGCTACACAAGAATTTACTTGGGAAACTCCTTCTAGTGGAAGTTCTTTTATTAGTGGTATGATAATTATATGGTCTGGTTCTATTGCCAGTATTCCTTCGGGTTGGGTTTTATGTGATGGAAATAATTCTACACCAGATATTAGAGATAAATTTATAGTGGGAGCTAAACAAGATGATTCAGGAGTAGCAAAAACTAATATTACTGGAGCATTAACTAAGAGTGGCGGTTCAATTACTATTAGTGCTAATAATTTACCAGTACATACTCATGCAGTAGGAACATTAGCAGCAGCCAACGAAGATGCTCATACTCATCTTACTAATGTTCATTCGCCAGGAACAGGTAATTACGCTGAAAAACTATCGGCAGCTACCACTGCAGGAGCAGAAATAACATCTGAACCAGGTTCTGCTCATGGACATACTATATCTGGAGCATCAGGAAACAACACTACTACAGCATCTGCCTATACTCAACCATATTTCGCATTAGCTTTTATAATGAAAACATAAGGATAAAAAATGATTATAAAATGTAATAGATGTAATAAAGAAATTATAAATCCTAATAAAGATAATTCTAAATACATTTTTATTGAAGAAAATGTATCTAAAATTATTACCGAACAATTAATTACTTCTCCTACTCATGCTGAAATTATAGGAAATATTAATTATTTTATTGGACAAGAAAATGATAAGATTAAAATAACTATAAATGGAGTTATTTATGATAATATAGATATTAGTAATTGTCAAAATATTTCTGAAGTAGTTAATAAGATAAATGAAAAAATAGTACCAAATGAATCTACCATAACCGAAGAAGGATATATAAAAATAGTTTCTATATTTTATGGTATTAATTCACAAGTTAGTATAGAAGATGGTACAAATATCGGTTCAGCCCAAACAGTAGTAGAAAGATTATTTTCTATTTTAGAAAATAGGAGTAATATAGGGAAAGAACAAATAATTGAAACTATTCAGAATCAAATAGAAGAAATAGAAACTAAAACATGGATTATTTGTCCAGAGTGTTCTCAAAGTGGTGATATTATAATTTGGTAATTAAAGAAAGTAGGAAACGATGTCTGAATTAGAGAGAATTGTTTCTAGGTTAAAAAATTTAAAACAAAACAAAGATTTAAGCCAAGAAGACCTAGAACTAATGGCTAAAGAACAATTAGACAAGAATGATATTCTTAGTTCTTTGACATTTTGTATTGATGATTCAGAAAAAGAGTATGCTAATAAGTTAATAGAGATATATTTAGCGGAATCTTCTATAGAAAGTAACTCGGATAAAGACTCGTTAAAATCCCTTGTGGATTTGGAAATTCTAGTAGAAAGAATTAAGTCATTTTTAAAGACTGAATTTAGTAAAGCTAATCCAGCTATTCCTACTCATATGCTTCAAGAATTACGAGATACTAATGCTCAAATAATTCTTATGAAGGAAAAGTTAGGGTTATCTAAGCAAGAGAAATCTGAAGATTCTGGCTTAACTTTATTTGAAAATTTAAAGAAGAAAGCATTAGAATATTATAAAACTCACGCAGGTTGTAATATAGTTAGATGTCCAGAATGTAGTAAATTATTTATGTTAATGATGCGTACTAAAGATTTAGATGCAAAGAAAGCCACTTTATTTCGTAATACTATTCTCTATAATGTAAAATTATTTGATTTATATCATCAAAAAAGAATTACAGCGGAAGAGATAGCGGAAATTTTAGGAGTTTCAGTATTAGATATTGATTATCTTTACTCTAATCTTTACTTGAAAGAATTAAATGAGAAAATCATATAATAAAGGTAAAAATAATGGACAGTATACTACTGGTTATACTACTTACCAGCATTATTGTAAAGATTGTAATAAAGAAATTAAATATAGTTCTACTTATTGTCATAAATGTGCTACAAAAGGTAAAAGATATTATAATTATAAAGGAGAACTACCTCATTGTGTAGATTGTGGCAAACAAGTTAGTAAACGTAATATAGTTAGATGTAGAAAATGTTCAAATATTTTTTCAGGTCATAATAGAAAAAAGTTACATTTATGTGTAGATTGTAATATTAGTATAAGTTCTGTTTCTTTAAGATGTAGGAAATGTTCAGGTAAAGTAAGAAGTATTATATTAAAAAAATATTATTCAATACCAGAAAATAATAATAATTATATAAATGGATTACATCGTAAACCATATCCATCGGAATTTAATGATTCTTTAAAAGAAACAATTCGTAAACGTGATAATTATACGTGTCAAAACTGTAATATGACCGAAGAAGAGCATATTATTGTAACAGGTGTTGTTTTAACAGTTCATCACATAGATTATAATAAACAGAATTGTAAAGATAGTAATTTGATAACAGTATGTTTACAGTGTAATATTAGGGCTAATTATAATAGAAGTTATTGGAAACAATATTATAAAGAAAAAATATGCTCGCACGTATAACGGATGAGGAACTTTTAGTATTTGAGACATTACAGAACCCTATTTCTGAAGCAGAAATATTGTTCAGTAATATGGATAATTTGGCAGAGTTTGATTTAGAGAAAAACAGTACAGTTAGAAAATATCAGTATCCAATGTTAAGTTATGATAGTTTGTTCTTTGAAAATAAGGATTTATCTAAAAAAGAAAATTTTAATCTAAAAAAAGGTATGTCCGAAGGTTATATATTAGGTGGTAGGTTGACAGGAAAAACAATGGTAGGATTAATAGTAGATTGCCTCTTAGCCATTGTAAATAAGACTTTTGATTGGGGTGTAGTAAGTTCTTTGGATGCTATTCACATTAGAGGGGTACTTGAGAAAATTATAAATGCTCTAGAGTATCATCCACTTTTGAAGAACTTTTTTGATGCTCATATTTTAAGAAGTCCAGCTTATAAAATTACTACTAAGAATGGTTGTTTACTTGAATCAGTAAATAATAATCTTGCCGGTAAGAACCCAGGCGCACAGTTCTTTGGAAAGCATATCTCAAAACATTGGCAAGAAGAATCTTCATTTATTACGTTTGAGATTACTCATAAGTTATTGATGGCGCAATCTGAACTTGGATGTATTGACCGTTGGAGTGGAATGACTACGTTTGCAAAGAATTCTCCAATGGGAAAGATTTTTAGTGATTTAAAAAATGAGAATAAGATAGTAAATTTACCTTCTTATTCTAATCCTTCTTGGGATAAAGAAAAAGATGAAGCAGCTATTTTAGAATTTGGTGGAAAAAATTCGCAAGGATACCAAGTTCAGGTGGTGGGTAAGATTGTAGAAAATGGTGATTCGGTCTTTGATATGGAAAGAATTAGAGACACGTATAAGCGTGATAAGAATGGCGACCCAATTGCCATTAAAGCATTTGAAATAAATAAAGACAATTTCTTTAAGTATAAGGAAGAACTTATACTAGAGAGACCAATAGTAGCAGAGAAATGTATTGTTGCACTGGATAAGGGAGAAGGTGCAGCACCAACTGAAATTATAGTAGTATTTCAAATAGCAGGACAATATGTTTATACTTATAATATTACTTGCTATAAGTTAAAAGTAGATGAAGATGAAGAAATAGTAAATTGGGTTATTAATGCTTTAACTCCTAATTATATAGGTATAGATATTACTTCAGGTACAGGTAAGACGCTTCTATCGGCTCTTTCTAAAAAGTATCCCGAAAACGTAATTGGTGTTTCCTTTAACGAAAAGATTGATATAGATTTTGAGAAGGATGAAAAAGGAAACATTAAGTACGATAATGCAGGAAAACCAAATTATAAACGAGAATATATTGTTGATTGGAGTATCCAGCAATTAAAAAGTATATTCTATAATAAAAAGATTAAATGTTTTATGGATTATAAGTTAGATAATCAATTTGGTGGTGTAATTGTAATGGAATCAGGAATTAGAACTGTTTATGGATATAAAACTGAAAACCATTTATTTCAGGCTTTTCAGGTATTTAGCATAGTACATTGGATGTCCGAATTTAAAAATACCAAACCTATACCAAGAAAGAAACTTGGGTTTGGCAGTTTCGGCTCTCATTAAAAGGAGATAATCATGGCAGGTTTACCGAATAATTTATTTCAAGCATTTTTAAATTGGCTTTATAGTGCTGGAGAAATTTCTGTACCCTCAGATTTTTTATCCAGATGTGCAAAAATTAATTTTATGCTAGATAATGACGTTTCGGGTGTCATTAATACTATATTAGATTATTCAGTTAATTCTGCTACTGAATCAGAATTTAAGGTAGAGTGTTCTTCTGATACTCTGCAAAAATTACTGAATAAGTGGTTAGAAATGGTTAATATAGGTATTAATGGTGTTCCTACTGGACTTAATGAACTAGCAAAAGAGTATTATAAGGAAAGATGGCAAGGGTCTTCACTATGCTTATTGCGTGTAAAGAATTGGAAAAATATTACCGCTGATGGGGTAACTATTTCCGTACCCACTGTTATGTGGTTTGTTAATGGTTCTTCAGTTATTATTGATAGACCTGATGCTTTAAATTATAAATTAGGTACAGATGTATACTATTTAGATAAAGATAAAAAAATTAAGTTACCGGCAACAAATGAAGATATTATAGTTCAAAAACCTTTTGGTAGATGGTTTGATGAATATCCTACACCATATCTAATTAGAAAAGGTGTTTATAAGAATTGGAAAGCTATAGAAGTATTGCAAGAAAAATCAGATGAAGTAATTAGTAAAGTTCTTCCCTATTTATTCGTTATTGAAAAAGGTACTGAACGATTATTTATGGAAGGTGAGATGGAATATGATAATGAAGATTTTAAGAAGTTTGTTAATGAATTTAAAAAAGAATTAGAAATATATAAGAGTGAGAAAGGAAATACTCCTCTTAATGCTGTTCCATTTGACCAGAAATACCAGCATTTAATTCCTGATTTATTGCCTATTATGAAAGAGGAATTATATAAGCAAGGATTTAGGTCAATTTTATCGGGTTTAGGTTTTGTAGATATTATTCAGGGGGTTGGTTCTACTAGAAAAGAAGCGGTACTCAATCCTAAACCATTTCTTAGTGAAATAGATGCAGGTATTAGTGGATTTAAATCTATACTATTAGATGTAATTAATCTTATTATTACAAAAAATAAAGGCGACCATAGGAAATTTTTTACTGATTCACGTACTATTAAAGTAGTAAATAGTCCTCTTAAAATTAATGTTAATGAAATATTGGATTATATTAGAAGTGGTTTTGATAGAGGAGTTTTAAGTATTCAATCATTGGTTGAATCAATGGGATTTGATTTTGAGACCGAAGTAGAAAGACGTAAGAAAGAGTTAGAGAATGGTACTGAAGATTTAATGTATCCTCATCTTACTCAAAATTTAGAAAATAGTCCAGATAGAGCAACACCGGCTAAACCCAGAGATGATAAAAAGTTACCTCAACCGGCAAAAAAGGGTACACCGGAAGCTAAGAATTTTAAAGCTGAAGAGGAAGTTGTAGTTATAGAGGAAGCAGATTTAGTTGAAGAAACAATGGATATGGCGGTTGTTAAAGGTTATGCTCCGGTTACTACTGATAAATACGTAAGATTACGCCAGCATAATCCTGATGACTTTGAGAAGGATTCATTTAGAATTATTGTGTTGTCAGAACCCAGAGGAATTAAGGCTGTAATTGGTAGAAAAAAGGGTGAGAAGACAACCTCTATTCAGAGCTACTTATTTGACCGCACTAAGTGGACTGTAAAACAAGCACAGGAATGGGTAAAGAAGCATAGGGCTACAGTAGAAGAAGTAGTCGTAGCTAATTTACCTGAGAATATAGAAGCAGCACCATATGATTTAAGAAATGCACCAAAGTCTATTAAGAAATTATCTAAAGATTTACAAGACCTTTGGGTAAGAGTATTTAATGAAAATTATTCTAAATATAAGGATGAGGCTCGCGCCCATAGGACTGCGTGGTTTGTTGTGAATAGAGAAAAAAATAAGACCAATAAATCAGAAAAAGCTGATTTGGAAATAAAGAATAAGAAGAAAGAACTATTGGATAAACAAATTAAATTGGTAGATAAATTGAGTGAGGGAAAATAATGAAAATCTTTCGCGATATTGAACTCACTCAAGAAGTATTGGAAGTAGATTTAGGAATAGTTCCTGCTGGAGAAACTAAGGAATACACTTTCTATTTACTTAATGATACAGCAGCATTACTTAAAGATTTAGTTACGGAAATACCTAATAAAGAAGTAACTATGGTTAAGGCTCCTACTATCATGCAGCCAAAAGAATCAGCAGAACTAAAATTTAGTTGGAGTCCAAGTATTACGTTAAAACAAGGATTAAAAA